TGCGAGTATTGTCATCGCCATAGATCTTAGCACGGACGTGCTGAGGATAGTCTGAGAGGGAGAGACCCTCGCAAACCGTATCAAAGGCGTAACGATCGTAGATAGAGCCGGCAATAGTATTACCGGGCGTGGTAAAAGGGGAACCACTGGGCATACCACCATGAGAGAGATAAACAGAAGTACCTGCTTTCTCCATGGTGTGAACCATCTGCTCATATAGAATAGAGCGGACAAGTGCATCTTCTGCCGTATAGTTAGGGTCATGTTTCTTGTACCAACGTTCTATGTTTAGATAAACTGCATGTTGAACAGTTGTAGACATAGCACCATCGTACTTAGAAAAATCGCCATCAAAGCCATGATCACTCACTTTCTGCATCCTATTCACATAATCAGTGAACTGGGAAGAGTAAGGATTCATGCCAACGGCGGAGAAGGAGTAAGGGAAAGATCGGTAGAAATGTGTGATAAAATCTCCGAAATACATCCTAAAGGCAATAATGTACTGCACAGGGGACAGAGTGAAATGACGAGTCGAATGATCGCGGATTTTGTATCCGGGTCGAATCTCGTCCTTCAAGCAGTCTATCCAAATAGTAACAGGACGCCATCCTCCCTTCATGCGGTCAACATCAGAGATGACACGCTCAAGAAGAGAGGGAATAGGAACACGACGACCGGTTATAGGGTCAGGATCAGAGAAAAGCGCACGCTTTCCTTTGATTCCCTGACAATCGTCGCGGAAGGGATAACCAGCTGAAGAGCTGAAGTTGAGGCTACGTGAAGCACGTACGCCCTCTCTACCGTTGATAGCATCCATGATACTCTGTACACCTACTTGGTGACAGGGATCTTGGAGAGCTAACTCGGCAAAGGCTTGTTCTGCGGCAGCGCCGACCAGAACAGGATCCCAAGGGGGGGTGGGTGAACCATACTTCCTCAACTGATGAAGAAGCGGTCCAGTTTCAAGACCCCATCGGGGGTCTTTATGAGTAAGAATAGCGGGGGCATAGTCCAACTCAAAATTGCATTCGAGAGCATCATGAAAGAAACCACTCTCAAAACAAGTTTTAATAGGCTCACCGCCAGCTTCTGAACGAGTCAGAGAGCCAACAGCAGTGAACTTGCCAAAGGGCATGGCAGGAGAAAGGTCTGCTAGGGGAGCAAGACCTGAAGGAAGAAGGTATCCGCTGGAGTTAAACTCCAGCAAACACTGTGTGGAGATCGTAGAAAAATGCGCAAGGCACTCATCAATCATCTCACTGGTGACTACAATAGCCATACCAGCCTTTACAGACACGGCTTCCTTCTCTGCAACGTGAATACCTACAATAGAATAGGCACCACGTTCTTTAGAAATGATAGGGGAACCGCACGCTCCATTGAAAAGAGGTGCGTATAACAAATGTTCAACAACAGCGATATCCTGGACAGAAGATCCAGGACACGCATATTGTTGCACATGAGTCTGGAAAGAGCCGTGCTCCACGTTAATAGCGTGGGCAGCAAGCTCCTTAGTGCGATGAATCGAGAACATATCTCGAAGTCGCAGACTCTCAAAGTCTCGTTCGCTTACAAAGCGACCAACGAGACTAGAGGAAGGGTTAGGGATACTCCAGCCATGTTGATAGGCTACGAGATCGAGTGAGACTTCAGATCCGAGCGATTTACGCCTGTATTCAAACAGACGCTTACGCTCAAACTTGTCTTCGAACTCCTTCCCGTTTAGGTAGACACGCATGGTGGTGCCTTCAGGAACGAAGTCCTGCTTCTTTTCACAGAACCAGAACAGGTGACGGGGATAAAGGACAATACGTCCCTCAACGGCGAGGCCACACATCGTACGAGCGGGGGAGGTCTCAATCCGAATACGGAGAGACGAGGAGACAAACTTTCGCAAAGAGGGATGGTCGACTTCGACGAAACTTCGGTCTTCCAAAGAGTCATATTGGGGCTTAATGACTTGGGGCTTGCGGAAACGAGCACCGGCTCGCTTTGCAGCAGCAACCTTGTTAGGGCGCTTTGCAAAACGGGGACGATGAGTCCTCGCAGCATCTCTGTGAGCCCGATCAGTATTATCCGTTTGGGGGACAAACTCATCGGGCTGGGACTGAAACAAAGACATTAACATAGGGCCAACCATCGCAACTGCACCGAGAACGGCAGCAGTTTTGACAATTCCGACCCATGGAACTCTAAGTTTATGCTCAATGAGAGCATCCAAGAGGGGAGGGCGAGTGGTAGTGATCCAAGCACGAGCGTTAGCAAGTCTTGTTACAGTACCTTCTCGGGAGCGACGAATCGCATCCAGGACGGCAAGGCTCTTATCTCCGGCTTTATGCCGGAGAGAGCGGGCAACACGAACGAACGTGTCATAGAAACCTTGACGGTTACGGTCTTTAATCGCAACCGGCTCGGGAAGCGCCTGCACAATCTGTGCAGCACGCCTGAGGGTGAGCTCACGAATAGCAGTTTCAGAAGATACAATCTCCTGATACCGTTTCTCGTGCTCATCAAGACGAACCTGGGTCATACCAACGACATCTGTGAAAGAAGACACAGGGCCGATGGGACAGTTAGAGTGAGGGTTGAATTGTTGAAATGCAAGATAAGGCACATCAACAATAGACTCAGGATTGCGTTTAACTTCACGACGAAGAGAATCCACATCGAGAGCACCATCCTTAGAGAATTGGGACGGATTGGTGACTTCGAAGGAAAGATGGCATCGGTTGAGCCATGCTTCAGGGTGGTGAAGTTTCTCTTTCAGGACGCCTGGACGGCTGTTAGAGGTAATGACAATCAAATCGGAACTGAAATACATACCTTTCTCCTCGAGGGCGGCCATAGGCATGGACCAAGGAGAATTAGATACAATGTTGATAAGATCAATCATATCTTGTTTGGCATCATCAGAATCGGTACTGAACAGGTCATCAAAGAGGGTAACTGCCTGATGCATGTAGTTGTCGTAATGATTCGAACGACCACGAGAAAAGATCAGAGAGCCAGGCTCTTCATGGGGGAAAAGGGAAGTGGCTAAAAGAGACACAACTCCGGATTTACCAATATTACTGGCTCCGTAAAGGAAAACAATAACAGGGGCAGATCGAGTGCCGTTATGCTTATAGCAGTTGGTAGCTTGACTAACAAACTTTTCCAAGCCTCGCAGAATAGAATCTACGAGACGACTCTCGGGATCGAGAGAAGGGCGGTTAAGAAACTCAAGAACACGCTTTTCGCGCAAGAACCTGTACAGATGTACAAGTTTCTTACACGCAGCTTTGTCAGACATAATCACAGTGTGATCAGTCTGAAGCTGGGTAAGCATATTCCAAGCATCATGGATGGCAATACTGTACGGTTCAGAAAAGTGAGAATGGGAAATAATTCCAAACTGACTACTGAAAAACGTACGAACAGCACTGGGGAGGGAGGACAGAATCCAAGAGAAAGCTCCACCAGCAGTGGTGATAGCAGTCTGAAGACCTTTGACGGACTTCAAAGCCTTGAAGAAAAGTGCTCGGTTAGAGTACTTCTCAGAAGGACAAAAGACAGAAACAAGTCCAGCCATACAGGCCAGGAGAGAAGGGAGGGAACCCATCTGGGGAATAACGGTAGCAGACTGAAACAAAGCACTATCAAAGTACTCGTCTCGTAAGTGGTCATCTGGCATGGGGTCAAAGCCAGAGGCAAAATACTCGTTATCATCGAGACCAATATCGGGCATGAGGGGGTCGGGACCAATTTCATTATAAAATGAAACAGTCTCGGCATAAGCAGCCAACTCAAACTCTGTGAAAGTTTGAGATGAAGGCGGCTTGCCAGAATAGATCTCATGAATGAAACCTAACTGGGCGCTCATACGGGAAAGAACGTCACACTTATGGAGTAAACCAAGAGTGGTAAGAACTGCTGTAAAAACAGCAAGTTTCTGGAGAGTAAGTTGCTTAATAGCAATGAGAGACGCGACACTGGCAAAAATGACAATGCCGATCTTCCAAGAGAGCTCTACCTTATTTGTAAGGGTAGAGAGTAGGGTGGTAACGGATTCAACCGCAGACTCTGCAAGAGAAAAATCTAAAGCAGAAACTT